CTGTTAGATTACCAACTGTGCCTGATATTACAGTATTTAATTTTTCAATGCTTGCAGTTAAACCTGATATCAGATCACCACTTGTAACCTTATTTAACAGATCATCAAGTTCTTCTGTAAGATTTGGACCAGCAAACTTTTCTAAAGTGCCTTTTAATTGCGTTGCATCTAAACCTGTTTGACTCTTTAGTTCTTCTGCAATGGCTTCAATAGATCCGTCTGTGTAAACTTCTTTTGTAATTGCAGATGCATTTTGTAAGACTGCGGTAGCTTTTGCGAACATAGTAGACGGATCAACACCTCCAGCATCTGCTGGTGTCATAAATAATTTTTCCATGTTAGCAAGATCTGCTTCAGGTATTTCAGTTTTTAAAGCAGGGATTTCCCCTGCCATTGATTGATCGATCTTAGACAATGCAGGATTATCGCTCTTTAGTAGATCTGGCAAATCCTGTTGAACATCATCAATAAGATCATATGATGTTTTAACTAATGGTTGAATACCACCCTTTGGCGGGCCAAAGTCCTGTAGGATCTGTAATTTACCGAGTTCGTGTAGTTGTGGCGCTGTGCCAGCAAAAAGAGAATTCACATCTGCTAGTCCGCCTGGGAGTAGGTCAGTAAGTTGTGCAGAAAGGTCTAGATTAATACCACTTGAAGCCGTATTAACTAAATTAGGTATTTGATCTTTTAAGGCGCCAATATTTACATTGCCGACTTCAGCTTGTGCTTGTGATACATCTATTGCAGAAGCAAGAGGGGCTATGCTTTCAGTAGTCTTATTTGAAATACTTAATTGTCTGGATAATTCTTCAGAGGAAATCTTCGCCATTTTTATTGGGCCTTACGGGTAAAGTGATTGTAAACCATCTTAGCATACTTAATTCTTTTTGCTTCATGAAGTCGCATCGGCTGACCATCTACCGGACTAAGCTTTTTAGGTTTCTCAAGCGCAGGTCTTTCATATTTTCTGTGCACATGAATAGCTGCCAGTGTTGCAGTAGGCTTTTTCTTAAGTTCTTCTCCACCGAGCCATCTAGTATTCGAAAGCTCCCAGTCAACAAATGCAAGTTGGGCAAGAAGATCTTCTTTTGGCTTACCGATGCGATCGCAGAATGCAATAAGCTGTGCAAATCTACTATTAGGATCTCCACCCATATTGTACCACTGAGCAATACCAAATGATTGATCTTCTGGAACCTTTAACCCAATATCGCCTCTTGCAGAGGTTTGGATATCTATAGGGCTACCACTGCCTGATTCAGCTAAGAAGTTACCAAGCAAGCCAGCAATGGCAGCGTCAGGATATCTATCAAGGGATTTAAAGTATTCCCAAGCAATCTGTACGTTAGTACCAGCAGGTGCATCAGGATCTACATTAAACGAATCAAGACCTCCAGCGAGCGCGCTCTGGATGCCAGTGCGGCCTCCTGTACCAGTACCTGGCGTACCAGGTACGGTAAACCCTTGGGTCTGTTTTGTGACATCATTAAACTTCTCATCTTGTGACTGATTATTTAATTGAGTGATAGAAGGGGTTTGTATCGTAGGAATAGATCCTAGTACTAAAGGAGACTGAGAATGTTTACCATCTAAAAACACACCGAATACTGTTGCACCCGGTTGAAGATAAGGATTTCTACCCAGTCCTGATACACCAGGCTCAGTAGTAGGCACAAGCGTTTGTGCATATGGCAGATCTTCTTCTGGCACCTGTGATTCGTCACCGTGGATACCGTAAATCCTAACCTTAACCCTACCGAGTTTTGGTTCGTCTTCTCCTACAGCTATAACAACACCAACAAACCATCTTACTTGATCACCATAAAATTCTGAATTAATAATATCAGGCATTATTTTTCATTCCCTAGTTTAACTGCTTGAAGATCTACCGTATGCTTATTTGCCACAAACAAATGTCTTGCTGCATACACAATGTATTTACCAGATCTTTTTCGATCTCTTAAATCGTCTTCCGAAGAAAGTTTATCTATAGAGACAGAGTTATTGTTATGATAGAAGAATTGTATTTGAGTCCCGATACTTTTGTTCACTCCCGTAAGGTAATGAATGCCCGGTACCGTTATACTAATAGAGCTTTTAAGCATTATATTTTTAAACGCTCTTCTTACGAAATCTAGCTTAAACAGAGCTGGAGAGGTTTCTTCAAAAAGATTTTTATAACCATTATATGTGGAGGTAGTTATCACTCTACTAATTGTTTTTGCTGGTGCATTTGTAAGATCTAAGTCGTTAAAGGTATACTTCGATGATAACACTGGGTTATTATCTGGAGTAAGAACGCCAGTGTCATATAGGCCTTGAAATGCGGCCTGTGCATTGAATGAGAATGATTCTTTGACCCCTGTGGTAAGGTCAATCATATCAATTGAGCTAGTAACTGATCCAGCTTCTATAAGTGAAAGCGTGTCATCCTTGGTAGCGTATGAAAACTTTTCTACAGAATAAGCAAGCGCTTCAGCCGTTAAATTAACTTGGCTGTTGGTGTATGCCTGAGAGTAGCGATAGGGTTTACCCTGATTCCAGGGTGGAGTAGCCATCATTTCTTCTAATGATTTTAATTTTATGTTTGGCTCATTCATAGTCTTATAAAGAAAGAATGGCATACCATTTTCCGTTGAGCATCTGGACTTAACAGTGTCTGCAGCACTCATTGCAGTCAGATTAGGGATTAAGTATTTAATATTAGGCGATTGCGCAGGAACAATAATTGGCATGTCAATTGTCTCATCAACATCCTCAAAGATCTTTTGTATGATCTCGTCAGGTCTTCCTGTATAAGATGTTGATAATTTTTGTAGCTGTGAGTTAAAAGCTACTTCTTCAATCAGTGATATACTTAGAATTTCGGTTTGGTCATTGGTCTTTCTTACTGAATTAATTTTTCTTAGAATAAAATTAATAGTAATTGGGACACCATTACTCAGCGGTTGCTCAATAGTAATAACACATCTTTCTGTGCCATTAAAGGAAATGCCGTCAACAAAATCAACATCATCCCGGATTAACATTATCCCAGTAAGATACGGTCTTTCTAGACTTTCAAAAATCTCTAACTGTGCAACAAGATTTGCAATATTGATTACTGTTCCAGTGTCACTTGTTACAGTAACACTTTTAATGGTGTAATCATTAGACGATTGAAATGGTTTTTGATCAGTCATTATTAACCTTTTAGCATAAGTTTGCTGAATTCAGATTGAACCTGTACAACCGTTTCAGGTGTAAATACCTTAATCTCTCTTAGTTTGTCGTTTAAATTCCTAAGACGTTCCAGATACGTGACAGGAATAAGACCTGAGGTATTTGGATTAAATGGATCTATATCAACCCATTCGCCATCGGTATTCTCGTAATGATGTACCGAGTTATATTGTAATACTGCACCTGATGTTTCTACGATATCTGCAAAATTATTGTTTGACCGAATTATCTCATTTGCTCTAAAATCTCGTACCCCATTTGGATCATTTTTATTTACAATGATCTGTCCCATATCAAGAAACCGTTTTACCACAGTGCCAGTAGCATCGGAGCTTAGTCCCTCAATGTTCTGGCCCTCAAGAAAAATATTATGGATAGGAGCTTGGGTTGTAACAGTCCAGTTCGGATAAAATTTGCTAGCATATTCATAAACTTCATTCTCTGTCAGTGGCCAACCACTTTCACGGATATCATTATTTAAAAAGAAAAACGTCCAATAAAAGGTTTCATCGCCATAAAGCTTATAGGATAGTGTATCAGGACGTTCACCATCATTAATAGTAATGGTAGTATAAGCAGTTGCCTCGTCTTTAATCTCGTCAATTAAAGAAACATATGCAGAAATATTTTGGAAAAGTACGGGTGTAACCTCATTTCCAAACTGATAAGCAAGTAGGGGAAAATTCTTAAAAAATGTTCCTGACATCAGTAACCTCTTTCTATATCTTGTTTGGCCAGCGGTTTAGTTTCAGTAAAGTTCATACTGATTTGGACCTCTGTAAAGTTACCATCTGAGTGCATACCCATACCATTCGCGTTATAAACAGCATTAAAGCTCTGAAGATAGACTGGAAGAAATTTAACACCAGGAATATCTCTATTTCTATATGTAAGTCTAATAAGCATTCTGTTTGGGAATCTATATCCATAATCGACACCGCCGACTGTTAATGCTTCTGGGTAAAGCTCTTCACGGAAAAACTTAATAATGGATTTGATCTGTTCAGCTTCTTGACGACTTGTAGGAATAAGAGTAAAGTTGAATGCGAAATTACGTATAGGTACTTGTCTGAATAGGGTCCGGGTATTCGGATTTGCAGTAGTACCAGTTACACTACTAAGAGCGTTTGCTGCACTTGCACCTCTTGCACCACCAGTATTCTTAAGAACCTGCTGAGAAGCAAGTGAAGCCTGTTCAGAGGTAATTGCAGATAAATTTCCTTGCGAAAGGGCCTTAATTGTTTTATTAGCTATTTCGCTGCCTTTACCAATAGCATTAGCAAGGCTTGCAGTTTGACCTAAGTTATTGGCCATAGCACCACCAATTGCACCAAGCTCTACGTTATTGTCATATGATACTGCATCTTGAATTTGAATAGCCTGCGGAAGAAAGAGCGTTACTTTTCTATCAGTAAGCGCAGTGAGTTGCTTACTTGCACCGACGTATTCGCCGTTTTGTCTATTAAAAACTAAAGTACGTCCACCTTGCTCTGCACCAGATGGGAGCGCAGAGAATGCAGATCGAGCTGCTGCTCCAACTGCAGTGCCTACGGTAGATATCGTTTCACCTAATGCGCTTGCTGCTGCAGCACCTGCGCCTGCATAGTCAATGGCAGATATCCTTTCAGCCGCTTCATTTACCACCTGAAACACCATTCGGCCCTGATAGTCTTGGTCGTTATGGAGAGGGTACTTAAAAAATCCCTGCATCTTTTTCCCTTATAAATAAATTGGAAATCTTATCATTATTTATATGGAAAACTATGGCTTATTCTGGCAAATACAAAGTTAAAAACCCAAAGAAATACGCAGGAGATCACACAAAGGTAGTATATAGATCACTTTGGGAAAAGTATTGCTTTAAATACTGCGATGAAAATGCCGATATAAAATCTTGGAGTAGTGAGGAAGTAGTCATACCATACTTCTATGAGGTAGATAAAAAGTACCATCGATACTTTATGGATCTTAAGATCAACTATATGAATGGTAAAACAATTCTTGTTGAAATTAAACCCGACAAAGAAACAAAGCCTCCTACATTTACTGGACGTAAAACAAAGCGTTATATTACAGAAGGTCTAACATACGTTAAGAATATGAACAAATGGGCAGCTGCACAGAACTATGCGGCTGACAGAGGATGGGGATTTCAGATTTGGACAGAAGACACGTTGCATAAAATGGGGATTAAACCTAAGTCAACTAAACCTCTTAAGCCTTATAAAAAGCGTAAGAAAACAACATAAATAGATGTATGAATAACGGATATTATACATGAGCAATTTATTTTACACCTTAGAAATTGAAGCATTTCGCAAGGGCATTACCTTGCGCACAACGGAGTCACGTGAGTGGTTCCGTAAGAAAGCTGCTACTATGCGTAGGGTTAACCGTAATGCTTTAATGAAAGAAGAGCCAGTTCAGCTAAAGAATCGTAGTGCAATAGGTAACATGTATATGTTCTTCTACGATCCTAAGCATAAAAAGACACTACCATATTATGACTCTTTTCCTCTGGTGATTATAATTGGGAAAGCAGAAGGTGGCTTCTTAGGCTTAAATCTACACTACCTTCCGCCTCTTCTGCGTGCTAAATTTCTTGATGCGTTACTTGATGTAACTAACAATAGACTGTATGATGATAGTACTAAATTTAATATAACATATGATATGCTACAGCGTGCAGCCAAAATGAAGTATTTTAAACCTTGTATTAAACATTATCTGAGTGCTAATGTAAGATCCAGATTTGCTATGGTGGAAGCACCAGAATGGGAAATCGCGACGTTTCTTCCGACAGCTGACTTCCAGAAAGCAAGTAAGACCCAAGTCTACAAAGATTCCAGAAAGAAAATGAATGGCTGATTCGATTAACGAACTAAAAGGTCTGGTGTCACAGAAACGTGGACTAGCTAGAGGTAATGTATTCAGGGTATTCTTTCCAGCAATACCAGGTGCTACTTCACAAGAGGTAAACCTTCTTTGTACTGGTGTGAATATACCTGGTCGCCAGATCATGACCCAAGAACGTAAGATTGGTCTTATCAATCAAAAGGTCGCATACGATCAAGCATACGACGACGTACAGTTATCATTTTTACTACTGAATGACTACGGCATTCGTACCTACTTTGAACGCTGGCAAAATTTGTGCATTAATCAAAGTACACTTGAAGTGGGTTACTTAAGAGACTATGCATTTGATATAAAAATCCAGCAACTAACAAAAGGTACCGATCTTCCCGTATACCAAACCCCACTTGGAATTCCTTCTATTCCGTCGCTTATCCAACAGTTTCTTCCTAAGGTTGGTCCAATCAATTTAGCACAGGGATCGCTCGAAGTTGGATTCTTAGGAGGCAATCAGATTGTGTATGAGTGCGAACTAAGAGAAGCATTCCCAACAACTATGAATACCATTGAGCTGGGTAACTCACAAGAAGATGTAATTGAATTAAGTGTACAGCTCAGCTACAGAAATTGGGTGTCTACTTCTAACCCGCTATATAAAGTTGAAAGTTTCTTTGAAAGCAAAGTCGAAGATCTTCTAGATAAACTATTTTAAATTATAAGGATATAATGAATGGCACTACCCAAGTTAAATGATGCACCAAAGTATGAGGTGACTATCCCTTCGATGAACAAAAAGACCAGGTTTAGGCCTTATCTCGTTGGCGAAGAAAAGGTACTATTAATTGCAGCTGAGTCTGATGATATAAATCAAATTACCAGAGCAACACTGGATTTGGTTCAAGCTTGTATTGAAGACCCCATTGACGTTAATAAACTATCATCATTTGATGCCGAATACCTTTTCCTAAAGATCCGGAGTAAATCGGTCGGCGAAACTAGTGATCTATTTTTTCTTTGTGAAGAATGTGAACATGAAACATCAGTAACCCTAAACCTAAATGATGTGACTGTAGAATTTCCCGATGATACATCAAATATTATTGAGATTAGCCCGGGAATTTCTTTAGAGATGAAATATCTCTCGTATAATGATTCTTTATCGCAGCCTGAAATTGCTGAAGCAAAAGACGATATATCAAGGCTTTACGCTATTATTATGAACAGCATTGAGGCGGTTCTTACCCAAGATGAGCGTCTGCAGGTAAACGAAGAGCCCAAAGAAGAATTAGAAGCCTTTGTTAATAGTATGACGTCACGCCAATTTGAAAAGCTTAGAGAATTTGTACTTAATACACCTAGCATGAAATTAGGCGTGGAGTTCGAGTGTGAAGGCTGTAAACATAAAAACCAAACAACTTTAAGAGGATTATCTGATTTTTTCGAATAGCCCTTTCTCACGAAAACCTAGTGAATCACTTTGAAACAAACTTTCAATTAATGGAAAATCATAGTTATTCACTAGCAGATCTTTATAGTATGATGCCGTGGGAAAGGGAAGTATACGTTACTTTATTAATTAATCAGATGAAGGCGCGAGAACAACAAATAAGAGAGATGCAATAATGGCTATCACGTTACAGGAAGTCGCAAGGCTAATTCAAGAAGATGATAAAATCATCATCGAGAACCAAGAGACTGGGAATAAATCTCTACAGTCCATGGACAAGAATCTTAAAAAGTTTCTTGAAAATGAAAAAAACGGTCGGGGCGATAGACTAGAAGCGGAACGTGAAAGAAATAAACTCTTAAAAGGATTGGGTAAAGGCGCTGCTGCTGGTGGCGCCTTTACTTCTGCCTCTAAGGCATCTAAAGGAAGTAATATTCCTGGTATATTAAGTGGGATAAAAGACCTTACTTTGCTCGGTGCGGGTCTGGCAACTGCCAAAGGCGCATTAAAGTTGTTAAGCGGCGCAGCCACGGCTCTTTCAGACGTCATGTCGAAGCGCGCCAAAACCCAACGGGGTCTTTCTTTAATTGAGGCTGATGAATTAAAGAAAAAGCAAAAAGCTGAAAGATTAAATGCACGCGCAGAATCAGATAGGCTTAAAGTGGAAGAACGCAGCTTAAGAGCCGAATCTGCTGCAGCTCACAGAAAAGAACTGGCGGCTAAGAAAGAAGCAAAGCGGTTTGAAAGACAACAGAAGATGGAAGAAGCCCGTGCTAAAATGCGTGAGGCTGACAAGCTATACGAAGAAAAAGAGTTAAAGAAAAAATTAGCCAATCGTGCAGCTAGCGATAAAGTTCTCGCTGACGAACGTGCTTTAAGAGCTAAAAACGCTGAGATCGCTGCTGCAGAAGTAAAAAAAGCCAGAAGTACTAAGGCTAGTCGTCTGGCTCTTGAAAGAGCGCAGTATATAGCAGTAGATGCTGAGTATGATCCTCGAGGAGCTGGTCAAACGGCTAGACCATCAGCCCCATCTAGTGCGCTTGGTGATGATGCCCCTTCTAAAAGCGTTACTCAGACGGAGTTATCTAAGTTTTCGGATACAGATCTTGAGACCGCAGGATTCAAAAGAGTCCAGCACAAAGACGGTAGAATAAGCATCAGAAAAATAACTCCTGGCGGCGAACTGCCATTTGCCTCGCCCAAGGAGGTCTTAGCAGCATTGAAGCGGCCACAGCCGGTCCTCGTCGTAGCGCGCCGTGGTGCTAAAGCAGTTAGTAAACTTGCGGCTGCACCGCTTGGTGCTCTTCTAGTTGCTAGCGATGCTGTCCAAGGCGCGAAGAAACAGGTCGTTGAAACAGCCGAGATGGGGCAGGTAGCTACCAATTTAGAAAAGTTATCAGGCGGCGCTGGTGGTGCTGCCGAAGGTATTGTAGGCATGGCCGATCTAGGGATCTATGCAGCCAAATCTGCCCTGCGAATGTTTACAGGCAAAAGCAACGAAGAGGTAGCCCAAGAATCGTTTGGCGAATCTTCTCTGGGATCAAAGGCTGGAAATTTAGCCACAGAGTCAGCTTTAAAAGCGCTTAGAGCATTGGGATTAGATGAAAAGATGCTATCGGCCAAGCAAGAATCTGGGTCTTTATTAGGTGGCTTTAAAAACAAAGAAGAAATATTTGACTATATTGTTTCAACCGGGATAATGCGTCCAAGTGGGGTCGGGGAATTTAATTATAGTAAAGCTTCATCTAACGCTCAAAGAGAATTAGATCGGCAGGAGATGGCTGGCGACATAACATTCGAAGAGTGGGAAAAAAGATCTAAAGAACTCACGCGCGGAAGAGGCTCTCCACAGTTGCGTAGTCAAGCGAGCGAATATTACGCTAGTCAGCCCCAAGTTCAGGTAATGATGGAGGAGCTAGCAAGACTTGAGCAGATAATGGCAACTTACGAACAACGAGCTGCTGCAACAGTAAACGCGCCAGTGACAACCACCGACGCGTCTACTAATGTTTCTAATACTCGAATAGATGCTGGGAGCACGCCCAACCCACATGATGTGGGTGGAGCTATTGCTGGACTAGATTAACCGTTTGCCAGCTTGGCAAAGTAGCTCATGGTATCCTCTTCTTCCTCAGTATCGTCAGATGCAGTTGCCATCTCTTCAATAGTCTGAGGTGGTGTCTCACGCATGACTGGTGCAGGTGATTCTGCATTCATCATAGACTGTTGTGCCATAGGCATCTCAGACTGAAGAGCAAGGACGTCATTCATCTTCTTCTCAAGATCAGCATAAGACTTATAAAACTTAGGATCTGTAAACTCGCTCAGAGGATGCAGTGTGTTGTAGATGCCTTCGAGGTACGCCTCATCTGAAGATAGTTCAGATGCAGAGCTAAACTCGCTTTTATCATAGTTCACCCAACCTTCTACTTTACGAATTTTAATCTTAAAGTCAGCGCCTTCCCAAAAATCGAATGGGTTCATTGGAGTCTCGTCGGCGTACTGTGGCTGCATAGCATCCATGATCTTATCGAAGATTTTCTTACCAAACTGATACATGAAGACCTTGCCTTCGTTCTGTGGATTGGCAGGATCAGATACTACAAGTACGTTTGCTACATGGTGCAGACGACGCTTCTGATCTCGAGCTTGTTTACGTGTCGGAGACTTATCATCGTCACTCATGTTCCAGAGCTTGCTGTTAAGCACGCCTACTGGATCATCCTGACCGATTGAAGTCAAAGAACGTTCGATGTACCATTTACCCGTCTGACCCTTAAATCCATGATCCCAGTAGCGTACCCACGGGAGATCCTGATCTTCGGTTGCTGGTAGGAAACGAATTACCGCATAGCCATTACCCATCTTATCAATGGTTGGCTTCCACATGCGTTCGTCTTTGTAGGAGGATTTTTCACCGCCTCCAGTAGCTTCTGCTGCAGCTACGAGTTTATCGATGGAGTTACGGTTACGTTTAAGATTTGCAAAAGACATTATATTTCCTTGTATTGCATTGTATTAACTGAAGTATATTAACATATATTTGTACCAGAGTACATGTTATATATGCAATTATTCGAAGAAAAGTTCGTTGGTACGTGGGATTAAATTCAAGCGCATAGCTTCACCCTCGATCTTCTCTTGAATTGGCGCAGAAACGAACTTACGCACGTCTTCTGGATCGATGCCGTGGTCGTCACAGACCATTAGTACGGCATCCATATATCCAAGTTTATTCTCAAGCACTGCCTTTTCGACAAGTTTAGAGAATTCTGATTTAGTTAGAAATTTATCGTTCATTTATCTAGTGCTCTCAATAGTATTGTATCCTTGTTAATACGACCTTTCACATCTGTGATTGTCTTGGTGGTGAGCATGGCCCAGAACTTATTAATAGCAGTTGGCGTCTTAGTAAGAAACGTGCTTAACTGCTCTTCAGGCTTACGTAAGCGTACAGCTCGCGAGCGCTCGAGGTCAATGCCATAGATTGTACTGCCACGAACCTCGAAGCCCTTTGGCGACTCAGTAACATACTCTGTGAGTACACGATATTTTACGTTAAACGTATACAGTCTATTTGCGCCGACAATTGATGTTGGATTGATAGAGGTAATCTTGTGCTCTGCAGAATCCGATGCAAAGATGAGCTTAGAGACTTGCTTGTCTGCGGTTTTAACTTTAGGCTTCGAAGGTTTACGTGTAGCTTTCTTCGATAGCACATAGCGCTCTGCATCATGCACTATTGATTGTACAAGCTTAAGGTACTTTTTACGCTTGGGAATAGTCCAGTGACTGTAAGCTTCGACTAGATCTTCGGTCTTATCTGATACTAGTTCATTGATCTCTGCAAGAACCGGTTGGTAGTACTTTAGTACATTAGCAGCAGAAAAAGAGTTCAGATCAGCCTTAACCATTTCGTTATACACCGAGTAGTTTTCTACGTCAATGTATGTCCCATTATAGAAAAGATCCAGTACATCTTCGACCTCACCAATAAAGTCAGACGTACGCTCCTTAACAATATCCATAGGAGAACGTACAACCTGTGCAGTCTTGACTTCTTCAGATTTCTCTGCAGCTTTCTTTTCTGCCCAGTATCGAACATTCTCGATGTAGCTATCTGCAGCTTTTACTCCATGGTAATTCTCTGGCCAGTCATAGCCAAGATTTTTCCACTGGATACCAGACGCTGGACCATAGTGTGACGTATACACATGATCTGGTCCAGAGAGAAGTAGCTTACGCTCTTCACCTGTATAGTTATCGCGAATGTATGTTCGAAGAACTCCTGCAACTTCTTTACGCTCAAGATCCACTCGAAAGTATTCTCGGAATGCATGGAAGTTTTTAGTAGGAGCAGCCGCAAGCCCTGTACGGGCCTTGCGGGGAAGTGATGATGCCTTTTTACGTGTAGGCTTTTGACGAGCTACCATGTTAAATCTCCATAATGTAATTGCATTGTATCACAGATAGCTAGAGAAGTATATAGTTTATTTGGGAAGATCGTCATTTAATTTGACGAGCTCTAGCTCACCGTCTTCATTCTCGTAAGATTTGACGAATCCCTCTTTTGCCAAGAATGTGATAGTGTCGGCAATAGTGTCTTCATTAGATCTTTTACCGAAATGATATCCGATCATAGCGGAGCAGCCAGAAGCAACTCCGATAAGGATCCAGTTAAGCACCATAGGGTCAATGTACATAGCGATCTCCTTATTGTTTAAACTATTTATACTTTAACTAGTTTATTCAAATGAAACCACACTATCGATACGGAATGAACGCCAACCTTCAGCATTAACATCCCAAACAGGAAGCACTTCTTCGTTTACCGGTTTAGGCGACTTTGCTACACTTTCTTGGTTATCTTGTGGAATAAGATTCTGATCCAATGTGGATGTCATCACACGCTGTTCACCATTCACTTTTGTGAATGTCACTACCTTTGTTCCAGTCTGTAGATCTTCAATCATCTTGGTTCGAATTTGTTTACGAATATCTTTCTCAAGCAATTCCAATTCTGCCAGCCCAAGCAATTCCAATTCTGCTGTAGTCTTTGTGCTCAAAGTCTCTTGTGTCATAGCTTCCAGTTCCTTTTCTGAATTCAAGTTCTTCATATTGTAGTTCTCCATGCTAAAGATGTGTTCATAACAAATGGCGTATCAACGCCATAAGACATTTAGTAGTCGCCCCAGTCTGTATCGTGGCGTGTTGTTTCGTGGAATGTTTCACCGTAGTACTGCTGAGCGTACTTAGAAGAGTCAGTGTAGTAGTTAGGGTTCTTAGAAGTATCTTCTGGTGTGTCCATGAATGTGCGAGCGGGTTTAGAAGCCTTACGCATAACGATCTTGGACTTGGCTTTGATGCTGGCCATTTTATTCTTGCGCTCTGCAATCTCTTTGATAAGAGCGATGCGATCAGCTTGTGTTGTTGCGATTTTCATAATGTAAGTCTCCGTGTTTTTGTTTCTATAACCATCTTAAATCAAGTTAAGGGGAATGTACACGTTTAATTTCACTTTTTTTCATTTTATTTTAAAAAAGTTTTATATGTGCCTTCAGCTGTACGCATAGCTGCTAGAAATTCATAGAACATTCTATGGGTCATCACGATAAGATCATGCTTGTTGGAGTTCTCGTTAAACTGTCGGATGAACACGCCACTATCCTCGATGTAGACTTGTACATCCTCGTGCTCAGCAGTCTCATCAAGGATAGTGGTTACTGTAGCATCCCATTCAAATTCGTTCGTAAACAATTATATAGCTTTCATATTAATAATCGCATAACTAGTATTCGAGGACCAACGTTGAAAGGTCGCACGGGCGTGGCGGTGAGACAAACCACAAACATATTCCATTAGCTTATATTCGCCATCTTTTCTGATGAATGCTGTTACTTCATAATTAGACATTATACGTTCTCCACGATAGCAGTTACACCGCAGATAATAAGGAAAACGATTCCGATAAAAATAAAGAAGCTCATTACACAATTTCCTTGCTCATTGCGGCATCAATACGATTAGCTACGTTCTGATAGTTATTAGAAAGAAACAAAAGCTCTTCCAAGATCTCTACACGTGAATAACCAAAGCGTTCTGCGCGGCGCGCGAGGCTGGAAAACTGCTTGGAAACTTCTGTTGCTGATTGTACATCAAAACCGTTCATGGTATATCTCCTATTTGATATAACCATACTACATTATTTCAAATCAAATGTACACGTTTAATTTCATTTATTTTGAATTATTTTCACGCTCTTCTCTAAGCATCCGTAAGATGTATTGGTGGTAACGCTCTTGTTGTTGATATCCGATTGGTACTTCGCACTTATCAATTAACTCTTTGATCTCTTTATTCCTTTGGTATTTTTCGGCCATCGCCATCGTACTCCCAGTTGCGTTTAGCCGGATCAATGTGCATATCGAACTTAGGCTGCCGATCATCATCTATAATTTTCTCTAGGTCTTTCAGACGTTGTCTCAGAGACTTTAACTCAGTTTCTTTTTTTTCGATCTCATGCCGTAAATTTTCTACTTCTCCACACATACTCATATTATTTCCTCCTTAAATTACTTATTCCAATAAGCATCACTAAGTCGTGCGCCAAATGAAATGCTATACCGGGTTTCATCTTTACTCACCGGCTCTACGAAATGATCTTGCCAACAGGGAAATAGGACTAATAAACCTTGTCGCGGTTTTACCCATTTACGTGTACTGAAATCACTATTAGCTTTAAAAATATCTTTATCACCAGGTGTAATTAACCCCTTAGTAGTAAAAGACGTATCCTGAAGACATAGAAAACCGCCTGGATCGTCAGGTAATCTTCCGCCGCCAAAAATCCAATCATCTTCATTGAAGTCGTCTAGATTCTGTTCGGTATCTTCGTATCCATGCGGGTAATAAACCCCACTCCACAGAGTATTTCCTGAGCCGTGGTAATGCGGTCTTGACCAACCACCTTGTGTAGCTCTATTAGCCCAATAGTAATCAATCGTAATATACTTTACAGCTTCTTCTCTGTATCCATATCCGACCATAACGTTTTTAAGTGAAAGCGAGATCACCTGATTTAGCATCTGAAAGGGTTTATGTGATAAAAGATTTTTGTCAGTAGATGCAGAATTGTTAGCCCAAGATCTTTGATCTCTATTAGCCTTTTGATCCATCTCGACATCAATAGTTTCTATAAGCTTAGTGTTTAAATCCCTTGACATTTCACCAAAGTTAACAATTCCTATCGGACTACTAAACCACCGTTTAAGTTCCATTAAAGTCTAGTACCTTTTTTAGTTTCCCAGTTAAAACATTGGTAGTCCATGACTGCCCAACCTTGATTATCAACTTCGGCTATACCAACTTGTAGTGCTTGCATACAGTGATCATTATTTTCCCAAATATAAGGAGAAACGAATCCCCGACAGTTATTGGGATTTAAACTTCCATCTGAGCTTAATACACAAGCTAAAACCATTGCTGAAAACATTTTACTCTCCTTTGTAAATTTTAAGGAGTTGCGACTCAAACTCCTCTACCTTAGTAAGTCGGTTTGGCCACAAGATGTATTCTTTTCCTGGATTCTTTTTTAAATTATTTAGTAGAGGGATAACAGCATTGTATAAGTTATCCAATCGCTCTTGTGTGGTGTTCGCTACCTGTTCAACTTCTCTTGCTACCGAAGTAGCTTCTTGTACAGACGCCAACTCGTTCTCATCGACTGCAGTGAATCCGAAATCAAACATATCGCTCATTCCGCATATCCCACTACACAGTATCGAATATAATTAGGCATCTTTAAAGATCCTTTATATAAAATATTATTTACACCATTCTTAACTGCAAGGTCGGTCTCGTGTTCAATAGTGTTAATGTGACCTTCTACGCCCTCATAGTTGTTAGACGTCAGAGCATACATTGGACCTTTCACTGCAGGGATATCAATCATATGTTCACATGAAGGATTAATAATAAGATCGTATTCACATGCAAGTGTAGTATTAGAAAAGATTGTAGTAGCATCTACATCAAAGCTATTATAGTTCATAACCATTTCATTTGACTTAAAGTAAGTATCACGATCGTGATGGACGTCAGTGTCTATGTCATAGAAGTCCCAAGACTCCACTTTTGCTTTACTTGTCATTAGTTCATACAGCAGAATAGAATTCCAGCTACCTAAAACTGCTACTTTTTTAAAATCAGTCTTAAACTTGGTAATCTCATATACCAACCAAGACTTGGATTTAAGCTGATTGGGCCGAAAGCTTTCCGCGAACTTAGCTGAGATATTGTTTTGAAATGATGTGTTAGCAAATCTTCCCAGGATCTTTTCATAGTTAGACATACAGTGTGTCTCCGATAAGACTATCACTAAAGTGATATCCAAATATTGCAACTCTCCGAGGAATTTCTCCAGTCACAACTCGATGGTTCCAGCCAGTATTAATGAACCATAACTCACCCACTTTCATTTGGAAACTGTGAATTACGCCATCTCGCCCACGAAACTCAAATACTGAGTCATTCTCATTTAAACAAATTTGAGCTCTGCACATATAACTTGTGCAGCTATCAATGTGCCAGTTAAGTTGATGTGCATTACTCATTTCACTCATTCTAAATCGATAAATGTTTCTAAAATAAGATTCGAGATATTTCTTAACTTTTATATCTTTTGTCCAGTGAGTGTAATTATATTCATTTACATCAACACCAACCTCACCTGGCGGTTTAGTTTGAACCAAAAGTTGGCGATATCCGCTAGTGTCAAAAACTTGCTTATAATCAATAGCTTGACTAATACCGTACACATCACCACCAATATCATTTTGTGGTTCTGCATCTAAAATTTCATTTAGTTCATCTACCACTTCCGTGGGTACAACGCCTAACTTTTTAAAAAACTTTAACTCGTGACGTTTAGGACCTGTGCCTCTGACCCGCTGTCGGCGTGTGGTCTCAATTAGGTATTTTTTATCCATGAAAAATCCTGTAAGTTTCAATATCCATTTTATTTAGGTGTGGTACAAGTCCATTGTAAACAATATTCTGATAGGCATCTGGGTCATACGCTGGCGAAGAAGTCTGGTACATACCTTCTGGTACGTGCCATGGTAGTCCTGTACGGCGCTCTATTTTTTCCTTAAATCTATGTATGCTGTTTCTTCTATTTAAACCTTGCATAGAGACAAACACCGTGTCCCATGTTTTTAAGTAATCCAATTGAGCAAGGCACAAATGCTGCGATGGGCTAAACACCTGATCGTTTTTAGGATGGACGAATCGTCTGTATTCTCTGTATATATAGGTTCTTGTACAGACCCTGTAGCAGCCATCGTAGTACCGTTGTATAGTAGCGAAGGCAACCGGTCTGGTGTTATCATACAGAAAAAACCAATCCAGATATTTGTCGCTATTGTACGTGCTAGGCAAATGGTTAAACCAATTGGCATTCTTCTTATCGTAAACGTAAGACTCTTCACGCAGTCGGGCGATCTCTTTTAAGAAATTACCGTGTCCGTAGTCTTGAAGTGTTACTATTTTTGGATCAATCGAATAAACCAAGCTGCCGGATCCCATTCCCACCATTTCTTTCCAATACGCCAGTCTCTAGGTTGATCATGATGATTCGCATGCCAACCTTCACCACCTGTAAGTATGTTTGCTATCCAGGAATTTGAAACATGCTCGTGTCTGTGACACAGCGTGTTAAGCAGTCCGTACCCTAAATAGCCATAAATCATCGGCGATATAATAAGTATTATATACCATTCAAAGGGTAAAAGTAACCCCCCAAAAAGAGTTAAAAGTCTAATTTTTTTATGGTGTCTATGGAACCATAAAACTCGTTTGTTTTTAAGTAGATCAGTGATATGACGCGGTCGAATTGCGGGTACTTTAAACGTAGAGGTAAGCACTCTCCACATCGGCTGATATTTTGGCGAGTGTGGATCTTTTTCTGTATCTGAGTGGTTATGGTGCATTCTATGAACGCCGACCCAACCAAGGGCAGAACCAGAGCCAGACAAAGGCCCTAATATAAGTACTAGATATTCATACCACACGGGAGCCTTAAAGGATCTATGTGAAAAGTATCGGTGGTAACCTGCAGAAATCACAGCAGATGATAAAAATAACCACCAGATGAAGCTATAGATTAATATTGTAGCCATACTCTATAAAGTCCTCTTTAAAAAGATTGTACACAGCCTCTTGAGACTCATCGCTGTAATAATATCTATAGTCCATTTTATAATTGCCTGTGTTAATTCGAGTATCTGTAAACCTAACGCCAAGCTTAGACTCTAGTAAAGGTAACTCACTCTCGTAACGAAATACTGTTGTTTCCGGGTTAACAAAGCTTTTTTGAGTGCTGTGCATATCCCACGCGATGCTTTTTCTGTTGTAACGTATTTGTTTTTCTAGGTTCGAATTGTTGCCTAACCAGTGCATAAAAAGATCTGCTGGTCTATGCGTATAAAAATCCAGTAAGCTAACGTCGCGGCCACCTTCTTTCATAATATCTTTCCACAGACTGACAGATCTTGAGTACGGGTTTCTAACCACACTTAGTACTTGTCCAGTAGCCATAGGTGCGTGCTCAGTCCACCACCATACTGGGTTGTGACGGCAAAGCCGTGTGGATGCGTTCCAGGGTACAGTAAGTCGATTGCCACACTGCTTTGTACATCGCGACAGTATATTACTTCCGGCTGTTTTGGGTATATGAATAAAGGTCCATTTATCGGTGTAAAACATATTTACTTTATTCCTAAAGTAGGATCTATATACTGATCAATGACCGCTTCATAATTGTTTATCTTATTTCCTATTACATCACACTTTCCCCAAACATAAAACCCGTATTGTGCAAAAAAGTCATCTTGAATTTTAGCTTCTTTCTCTGCAATTTCTAGATAGTAGTCCATATGTTTAGCTAAATATTCAGTAAGCCATTCTCTACCAAACCTTGGATCATATGCCATACGATTGTAAACTCGTGTAATGATTTTATTATAAATCACGCCTTTGATTCCAAGAGTTGTGTCATATACCATATCAATAAAGTATGCTTGATTCTTATTAATAGGAATATTTGGATCCTCTATAAAATCATCATAGCATATCGCATCAGCATCAAGACCTGTAAAAATGGCTGGATAAAATGTTTTAGTTGCTGTTAGATTATTACGATCTCTATACTCTTTAGAATACGCAGGAGCTTTCTTTAAAAGGATCCATTCATATGCATAAATGTGAGTCATAGGAATATCAGTAAACTCTAAATGAGTTTCATTAATTCTTTCGTATGTCATACCAGGCAAACCCATAATAAGTTCTGGAATAACTTTAATGCCAGGATGATCTGACTTTGTTTTCATAATTATTTGCTTATGCTTATCCCAAGGAACATCAGGTCTATCAATATATGAAAGAACATCATCATAAATGGATTGCAAAGAAACCTTTACATTGTAATTCGGAGATGCTTTGCATAGTATATCATAGATTTTAGCAACTTTATCCTTATTCAACTTTGCCATATTTCTTGGTTCTGTTGGAATAAAGTTTAAATCATTCTCTTGCATTTTATCATAAACATATTCATAAAGAGGGATATCTTCTTTAGACATGCCAACATTTGCATCAATATGCATAGATCTAATTTTATTTTCAACAAAGAAATCAATTTCAGGTTTATAGTCATTGATACGACTATTCACTTTATAATGAAGTCCACCTTGCCAATCACAAAACGCGCACGAATACATGCACCCTCTTGTTCTTTCATATGGCAGATATACAAAGGCATTATCGACTTTAGATTTAAATGATTTATAGTCTAATAAAAAATCTTCTTTTAAATCTAAATATGGGCTGTATTCTTTATATTCTCTAAATCTAAAAATTTGGTGTTTTGATTTATGTTGTGGGTAAACTATGTTTGGAATATCAGACAGAAAAGGAAGTGACTCAATTTCCCAGTCAAGAAGATCCGCAAACGCCTTTTCACCATCACCATATATTGCTAAATCTACAAATGGGTATTTTTCAAACCAGCCATCTTCGGTATGAGCATGACACTCTGGCCCACCAACATATATTATAAGACCTGGATTTTTGGCTTTAGCTTCTTCTGCAACTTTCATCATACTTTCAAAGTTCCAAATATAAACTGACAGACAGAGAATATTCGTCCCTTCATCTATGATTCTATCTACAACAGATTCATCATAAAAGTATTCAGTTTGAAGCCATTCATATTTGTCGTAATGCTTTCCATTCTTCTTATAGAATGAACGCAACCAATATGCAATAGGATTAAACGAATATGGTTTCGTATAGCTAAACGCTAGAAACTTAACTCTCATTAAACATCTCAACTGCTTCTTCATATGGTAAGTCACAAGTGACCTGTAAATTTAATCTAGTAGGATATCCCTGATTGAATACGCTATGAATAACTTTACTACTAAACAAATAAATTGGCGGTGGTGAGATATAATTATAAAGGTAATAGATCTGATTTTCCCAATAAAACTCTAAGCGGCTATAATCTTCTCCAAAAGGATAAATTGGGATATACAATCTGGCAACGCCTACGCCGTCTTTGTGAGGAATAAGCCCCTGATCCGAGTTAAATTTTAGCATCATCATATTCGAAAAATATTGGGCTTTTGAACCCAATGCTTCTCGTATGGCAACGGATACCTTATCGCTATTGTCATGTATGTTGCCATACATGCCTAATTGAGTTTCCTGTTTAATAGTAGATTTAAGCTGCCTTACAATTACTCTGTGATCTAAATCTATCTTCTCGATGCCGTTCGGATCTCGGTATCCCTTGTTTTCTTTGTACTCACGGTGGGAACACTTAGAATGAGTCCACTTACCTTTAGATTCAAGCTTAATCACGTCACCAATAAATGAATCATGCATCCTAATCCCGGTGTCAGCAAGGCAGACATTTCTCAGCGGAGCTATATCCAGCGTCGGTAAACTATATTTAGGACTAGGTGTAATTCCCATAAAAGTGTGTCTCCAAGTCTTTAAAATATTATTGCATTAATCTAGTGGCACCGCTAGCTATAAGAGCAAAAGTTGTTGCGATTATTACTTTATCTATGGCTGTCGTATTGTCTTGTATATTAGCACAACCAGCTAACAATGTAAAGATTAGTAAGTATTTCACAGCGATACCTTTATTCGGAAAGAACTTTTCTAACAAGTGCATCAATCTGGGCTTGCTGAGAAGCATCATTCATATTCTCTCGACCAGCAATGTCGGCAAGTCCACCAGATAGACGATAGTTCCAAGACTCAAGTTGTTGCATTTCATAATGAAGTTCATCGATATATTCAGCCTGTGCTTTATTTTCTTCGCCCATAGCCACGGCGATGATAAACATAAATGCGATTGAGATTGGTTCCATAACAT